GTAATAGACAACTATAAAAGATTCTGCTTAAAAGAGTTAGGCTGCGCTTTCGAAATGTACGCTTTAAACAAACTAGACGTAGATAAAGCTATCAAGTTTACCCCTAAATTTGTAGGGGAAGTACTAAGCGCCTACGAAAAGATAAGCGTTAAGGTCCGAAAAAGTATCGTAGTACAAGAGCCGGAGCCTCCGGTAATTGAAATAAGCGACGACGAAATCTTAGACTATGTTATCGATTATTGGAAGACTTCGGTAAAAAAGAATTTTATTTTACTGAATGAAAAGGCCTTCGACATACTTTGGAAGCGAAAAGTCCTTAATTCGTCTATAGTAACTAAAGAAAAGGCGGACGCTATAAGAAATAAGGTTATCGCTATAGTTATGACTTCTCAAAGTAATTCAGCTAAAGAAAGCCTAAGTAGCGAAACTTTTGTTAGGACCTTATGTAAAAAATATACTTTATCCCTTTATTTAGACAACCAATTATAAACTTATACCGCCTCGAGAAATTAAATATTTTTAACAAGATAGTAATTACGGGAACTTGGGGTGGTTACTTTAAACTTAAACTATGAAGAAATTATCTTTTTTATTAATTATTTTAGCTTTTACTAGCTGCGAAAGCGAATCCGCACAAACAAAAGACAGGACTTTAATCTACGATTCGTTCTTTTATGAGTTATTTAAAATTAGAGTAGATAGCGTAGACTATTTAGTAGCTAGGAGTTCTAACGGTATTTCTATTATTAAACACGGCGAAATAAAAAAATAAATTATGTCATTTTCAATAATTGGACAACGAGTAATGATTTTAGGGTATCATCCTACAGTATCTAGGTATTCCGACGATTTAGTAGAAATAGAAGGATTGGTAGTAGATAAAGTTATGGTTAGCAAAGAAGTATCTAAAAATACAGGTACTTCCGACGGTTACTATTCTAGAAGTGAATTATTAGGGGCCGTATCGGTAACAAAATATTTAATTTTATTAGAATACAATAACGGTAAAGAATTAACTCTAGTAGATCCTAATAGAATAAAAAAAGTATTTTTTAATTAAACTTAATATATGTTCAAGAAATACACTTTATTACTAATTGAAAGCAGGGCTACAGGCGAAGAAATAGAAGTAAGCTTTATAGCAGAATATTTAGGTACTTCTAACGTTTCTTACCTAGAGAAGAATCACGCTATTACCAAACTATTAGTAATACCTAGTTTAGGACCAAATAAAGGGAAAATTATATCCATTACTCCCGATCAAATAATCAAAATAATAGAAGAATGAAACAGTTAACTTTTATCTATGAAATGCTAAAGTTTATAGTTATTTCGGTCCCTTTAGCCTGCCTAATTTACCTAACGGCGTCTACTTACTTTGAGGTAAAACGAATTTTATATAAGAATAAGTTATAATTTTACGAATGACATTAAAGCCGTTACCGAAACTACTAGAGCAGACGCAAAAGGTTTTTAACGCCTATATAAGAAAAAGAGACGAAGGGCAGACCTGCATATCCTGCGGATCTAACCAAGCTAACCAAGCCGGACACTATTTCACGGTTAAAGGTTTTTCTTCTCTTAGGTTTAACGAATCAAACGTTAACTTACAATGCGCCGCCTGCAATATGTATAAACACGGTAACCAAGCTATGTATAGAATAGGCTTAGTTCAAAAGATAGGAGAACAAAGAGTAATCGACCTAGAAAGACAGGCGGTTAACGAGCGGGTTAAGAAATGGACGAGGCCGGAACTTTACGAACTAATTAATAAATATAAAAATGGCAAAAGCGACTAACTCCGGTAAAGTAAACTTCGGCCGCCGTAAAGGCGGGAAGGCTACAAAAACAAAAGGACCAAAACAAAAACCGACCAAGCCTTACAAAGGGCAGGGTAAATAAACTAAAAATAAACGTTATGAATATTTTTCATTATATCCTATTGGGATTACAACTACTTGGGTTTTTAATAAATTTACATAAAAACGGAGAATTTAAGCCCGAAAGGGACTTTAAATATAACGCGACTATTTCTTTTTATGGTTTAATTATTGGGACTACTTTAGTTATTTTATCAGCTTATAAATAAATTTATGAGAATAGAAGAAATAAGACCTAACCCGTCTAACCCCCGCTACATTAAGGACGATAAGTTTAAGAAGCTAGTAGACTCTATTAAGGCCTTCCCCCAAATGCTAGAGTTAAGACCGCTAGTTATCGACGAAAATAATATCGTACTAGGTGGCAATATGCGTCTTAGGGCCTGTATCGAAGCAGGCCTTACGGACGTACCTGTAACCCAAGTAATGAATTTTACTAAGGAGCAGAAGGAAGAATTTATAATAAAGGATAACTCTTCTTATGGTGCGTGGGATTGGGACGTCCTAGGTAACGAGTGGGACGATAAACCGCTCGAAGATTGGGGGCTAGACCTTCCTACAATGGATCAAGGGGAGGAGCCTAAAACCGAGAAGGATAATAGCAAAGCAGGGAAGGAATGTCCGAACTGCGGATTTAATATTTAACTTTGTAATAAATGGAATTACACGATTTAGATTGGTTTAAGCAAAGAATAGGTAAGTTTATAGAACTGAAAGTAAATGTCCTTGCGAAATATGTAAGGCGGTGGGTACTTTTGGATTAACAATTCAAGACGAATTACACGCTAATTACCTTTTTGATTGCCAAAATGAATTAGGGTTATTTTATTTTGATACTAAAGAATAAATGTACTAAAATGGACATACAAAAAAGAGCAATGATAGACGCCCTAGAAAAATCGCTAGGGATAGTTACTACGGCTTGTAAGGCGGTCGGTATTGCCCGTTCTACTCACTACCTATGGATAAGCACGGACGAGGAATATAAAGAGGCCGTAGAAGGTATAGCGGACCTTGCTTTAGACTTTGTAGAAAGCCAACTTCATAAGCAAATACAAAAAGGAGAAGTTACTTCTACTATTTTTTATCTAAAGACAAAAGGTAAGAAGCGCGGATTCATAGAGAAGCAAGAAATAGAACACTCCGGCAATATGCAAGTAAATTGGGTAGAGGAGAAAACTTACGAGCCTAAAACAGGTTCTTTATAAACTTATGAAGCTAACAATAAAGCAAACTATAGCTTTAGATTATTTAGAGGACAATATAACTAGGGAACTTCTATTTGGAGGGGGAGCCGGAGGAGGTAAGACGGCGCTAGGATGTTACTTCCAAATTAAACGCAGACTTAAGTACCCAGAAAGTAGAGGACTAATAGGAAGAGCGGTCCTTAAAACGCTAAAGGAGACGACCTTAGTTTCTTTCTTTCAAGTGGCCAAGATGCAGGGACTATATGCCGGCCAACACTACCGATATAATGCACAATCTAGCCAAATAGACTTTTTTAACGGATCGGTTATCCTGCTTAAGGATTTATTCCAATATCCAAGCGATCCCAACTTTGACGAATTAGGTTCTCTAGAAATTACCGACGCCTTTATAGACGAGGCTAACCAATGTACCGACAAAGCTAGGAACGTAGTTAAGTCGCGTATTAGATTTATGCTAGACGATTACGGCCTAATACCTAAGAGTCTTTATACCTGTAACCCCGCTAAGAATTGGACCTATTCGGACTTTTATAAGCCGGATCGAGACAACGTATTAGATCCCGATAAAAAGTTCGTTCAATCCCTAGTAGACGATAACGCTAACGTATCAAAGTATTACAAAGAGAATTTATTAACTTTAGATAAAGAAAGTAAAGAGCGTCTTTTATTTGGTAATTGGGAATACCTTAGCGATCCTTCAAGTTTAATAGAATATGACAAAATTATTAACTGCTTTAGTAACTCCTTTATTCCTAGTGGCGATCCTTTTATTACTTGCGACGTTGCTCGTTTCGGTAATGACAGTACAGTTATTGGCGTTTGGTTTGGGTTCCGTGTTAAGATTTTTCGCTATTCTAAGAAATCAATAGTAGAAGTAGCGGACATAATCAAAAGCTTAATGTTAGAATACAAGGTCCCGTTATCTAACGTAGTGGTCGACGAGGACGGCGTCGGCGGAGGTGCGGTCGATATACTTAAGTGCAAAGGATTCGTAAATAATTCTAGCCCTTTAAATAATCCGGTTACTCACGAAAAGGATAACTTCGATAACCTAAAAAGCCAATGTTATTTTAAATTAGCTGAAAAGGTAAATAACGACGAACTTTACATACAATGCGACGATACACATAAGCAGCTAATAATAGAGGAACTAGAACAGGTTAAGCAGAAGTCGGTAGATAACGACGGGAAAAAGGGAATAATACCGAAGGACCGAGTTAAGCAATTAATAGGCAGGTCCCCCGATTTCTCGGATATGCTAGCTATGCGAATGTTCTTCGAGTTTAAGCCTAAATTTGTGGTCGGAGTTTGGTAATTAAAAAATGTTAACTTTGAACAAATATTAATAATATGGGTTTATTAGATTTTTTCTCTAGTAAGAAGAAAGTAAACACTCTAAATCCTATTCTGCCTACGGCTTCGCAGGTGGCAATACAAAAGGGGATCGTTACTTGGCAGGGTGCAAATTCGCAGGAATACGTTAGACTTGGTTATCAAAGTAACGATATAGTCTACTCTATCATTAAGTTAATTACTGATAAGGCTAAACTAGCGCCGCCACACGTTTACAAAGAAGTAGACGCAGTAGCCGCTAAGAGGTTTAAGTCCTTAATGAAGCAGCCCGACAAAATCACTAATTGGAAGGAAGTAAAAGAATTACATAGAAAAGCGTTTGAAATATACGACGGCGATAGTAGGTTAAACGAGTTAATTAAGTACCCTAACGAGGAGGACACTTGGAGCGATTTCGTAGAAGAGTGGATCGGGTTTAAGCTTATAACAGGTAACGCATTTATTTGGGCTAAAATGATCGAGGGCGGAAATAACCAAGGTAAGCCTTACCAATTAATCCCGCTTCCTTCTCAATATATGGCGGTAATTGCAGACGTAGAGTTATTCCCTCCTATTAAGGTGGGTTATCAATTATTCTACGGTAAGCTATGGAATTTTGATCCAAAAGAAATCCTACAGGACAAGTACTTTAATCCGGCTTGGAATGTAACCGGTAACCAACTATACGGCCAATCGCCTTTAATGGCTGCGGCTAGAAACTTAACTAGATCCAACGAGGCTAAGACGGCGGCGGTAGCTTCCTTCCAAAATGGAGGACCTGCAGGCGTTTTATTTATGAAGGATCAAAGATTCGATCCAACTAGCGGACAAGCGCAGGCCCAAGCGTTAAAGACTGCAGTATCGCAAAAAGCGGGCGCAGAAAACTTTAACTCTATCGCGGTTTCTGCTTATGAAGTAGACTATAAGACAATCGGTTTAAGCCCTGTCGAGTTAGATATTATCGAGTCCGAAAAGTGGGATATGAAAGCCCTTTGTAATATCTACGGCGTACCTTCTCAATTATTAAACGACGCGGATAATAAGACTTACAATAACCAAATAGAAGGCGAAAAGGCTTTAACGCTTCGTTGCGCTATCCCTTTATTGGATGCGCTTTACGATAACTTAAATAGAAAGCTTCACTCCGATTGGGGTTATAGAGGAACTAATATTTACATAGGGTACGATATACAAGTATACCAAGAACTAGAAGCTAATAAGTTAGATCAAACTACTTGGTTAGATAAAGCTTGGTGGATTCCTCCTGCGCAAAAATTAGAAATTATGGGTATTAAAGCGCCGGATTATATCGCTAAAGAAGAATTAGAGAAATTATATATCCCTTCAAACTTGCAGCCGGTAGACGATTTCCAACCTTTACAATTACCTAACGACGAAAACTTATAACAATGGCTACTTTTGTAGAATTCTTAAGCACACTTTTAGATAGTAAAGAACAGGCTATCGTTTGGCATAATCAAACTAAAGGCTACGCAGAACATAAAGCCTTAGATTATTACCAAGACGAAATAGCGGAGAAATTCGACGATCTTATCGAAAGCGTTAGCGGTATCTACGGAAGACCGCAGAATTATTCAGTTAATACGTTAAGTAACTATACGGGAAGCGATCAAGTATTCGAATACTTTAAAGCCCTTTATATGTACGTTCAAGAGAATAGAAAGACTATCTATCAAGACTCTTGGATTCAAAATCAAGTAGACGAAATCGCAGCTTTAATAGCTAAAGTACTTTACTTACTTACTTTGAAATAATACGCCTACTATGATATGGCAGGACTATAAAAAGCTTTACTCGAACGGTTTAAAAGAATACTCCCCTAAGTTTAAAAAGGAGTTACAACGCCAAGTAGATACTTACTGCGATACGTTAGACTTTAACGCTATTAGTCCCGAAGGGATTAAGAAGACAATAAAGAAACTACATATCGCAATGGGTTCTAAAATGGCGTCAATATCTTACAACGACGTAAAGAAAGGTATTAAGTCCGGCCAAGGTCCTTTAGAAATAAAGTCCGCCTTAATGGATCTATGGTCTTATACTATCTTAACCTATCTAGAATTAAAAGGCCTAGAAGAGTTATCCGAAGAAATAACGGACACTACAAAGGAGCAAATAAAAAGATTCTTACTTAGGGCGCAGCAAAATAATTACACTATCCCCCAAACAATCGCACTACTACGAGAATCCGGTATAACTGATTACCGCGCGGAACTTATCGCTAGAACGGAGACCGGAAGGGCCGCTAACGTAGGTTCCGTAGTAGGCGCGGTATCTACCGGACTCGTTACAGTTAAAGAATGGATCGCTACAAAAGATAACAGGACAAGACGTATCCCTAGGGACCAAACGGATCATTTAAATATGGACGGCGTGCAAGTCCCAATAGATTCAACTTTCGAAGTAATGGGTAAGGGCTACATAGATTTAATGACTCACCCCTGCGACTCTACCGCTACTGCGGCTAACGTTTGCAACTGTAGATGTACGCTAGGATATGAAGCGCAAAGGGATAACACGGGCCAACTAAAAACCTTAACTAACTATCCTCCGCAGGGAGACGTAGGTAGGATATGGAATATAGTTAGGGACAATTCCGGAAGAGAAATTAGGACCTTAGTAAGGCAGGCTTTACAATAAAAAAAAATGCATAACTTTGAAATAATATTAAAGGCTTAATATGAAAAAAGAATTCCAATATAAAGACATTTTTAACCTCGATATGGGGCCGGATGCTATTCTAGACGTAGATACTACGCAAAGAAGAGTTAAAGCAGTTTGGGCGCGTTGCGGTAATGTGGATCTAGATAACGACGTTATTATCCCCGAAGCGTTTACTAAGACGATTAAGGAGCGCGGTCCAATGGGTAAAAACCTTATTTGGTCTTTAGTGGATCACGAGGCCGAAATGGAAATGGCTATAGGTAAGCCGGAAGAACTATATATCGAAAACGATATGTTAATCGCCGTAACTCCTGTAGTAATGACCGAGACCGGAGAAAACATTATGAAAATGTACGACGCGGGCTTAATTAACCAACACTCTATTGGTTTCGCTACAATTAATAGCGACGTCGATAAGAACGGGGTTAGAACTATTAGAGAATTAAAACTCTACGAAGGATCTGCGGTTTTATGGGCTGCTAATCCGGAGACTCCAACTTTAGCCGTTAAATCCGAGCAAAAGAAGGAAAACTTACAGGACCGACTAGGTAAATTAT